GGGATGTTTGCTGCTTTTAATAGAACTAAATCTAAATACTTAGAATCTAATTTTAAACAGTCTATAGGTGATTGGGATACACAAAACGTTACTGATATGTCGTATATGTTTAAGGGGACAAGTAAATTTAATCAACCTATAGGAGATTGGAATACCTCTAATGTGACTAAGATGCAAGAGATGTTTTCAGGGGCAAGTCAATTTGAATCCGATATCCGTCGGTGGACTGTCCGAAAATCCACTAATTTAGAATTCATGTTCCTAGAGGCTAAACGTTTTAAACGCAAATACCGTGTTGGGGATACACCTCGTTACACGTTTTTTAACCAAAATCAAAGAAATCAATTAACTACTATCCAAAAATTTCTTAGTATTTCTGGAATTTAAATTTCACAAATTGAATATTTTCTATATTTATTATATAATGAGTATACAAGGTATTTTTATTTTTGAAATCTCAGGATGGGATGGTCAAACGTTGCCTATCATTAATTCAGATAACAGTTTTAATAAGTTAGACTCCTCAAAACAAGGCAATCAAGTAACGGTTCAATTTAGTTTTACAGACAACGGCACCACAGACGATGGTTTAAACTTTTACCAGACTGGCTTTAGTGAAAAAAATGTAACTATTGTGCAATGGGGAGGGATACCATTGAGTAGAAATAGTTTTATACCTCAATACCAAATAGGTGCTGGGCGTGATGAAGCCAAAAACCAATTATCGTATAATGGTATTTTTAGAAAGTTCAATGGAAAAATAGTTACTAAAGACACACCCATGATTTTAAATAACACAAATTTACAGAGTTGCTTTTTAAGTGTTGTTATTGAATCTAAAGATTACGGAAATATAGGTGATTGGGATACTTCTGGAGTGAATTCTATGAGTCTGATGTTTAACGCTTGGAATGGGACTAAACTTGTAAAATATAATTTTAATCAGCCTATAGGTGATTGGGATACTTCTAATGTAAGAAGTATGTATGCAATGTTTGGAGGGGCAAGTAAATTCAACCAACCTATAGGTGATTGGGATACTCAAAATGTGACAACTATGTCATCGATGTTTTATTTGGCAAGTCAATTCAACCAACCTATAGGTAATTGGAATACCTCTAAGGTTACTGATATGTCGTTCATGTTTAACGCTTGGGATGGAACTAAATACTTAGAATATAATTTTAACCAACCAATAGGTGATTGGGATACCTCTAAGGTTACTACGATGAAATGGATGTTTTCAGGGGCAAGTAAATTCAACCAACCTATAGGTGATTGGGATACCTCTAAGGTTACTACGATGCGAGGGATGTTTTATTTGGCAAGTCAATTTAACCAACCTATAGGTGATTGGGATACCCAAAACGTTACTGATATGGAAGGGATGTTTAACGCTTTTGATGTGTCAACAAAAAAATACATAGAATCTAATTTTAACCAACCTATAGCTGATTGGAATACCTCTAAGGTTACAACTATGAAGGCGATGTTTGAGGGAGCAAGTCGATTTGAATCCGATATCCGTCGGTGGACTGTCAGAAAATCCACTAATTTAGAAATCATGTTCCGAGAGGCTAAACGTTTTAAACGCAAATACCGTGTTGGGGATACACCTCGTTACACGTTTTTTAACCAAAATCAAAGAAATCAATTAACTACTATCCAAAAATTTCTTATTATTTCTGGGATTTAAATTTCACAAATTGAATATTTTCTATATTTATTATATAAATGAGTATACAAGGTATTTTTATTTTTGAAATCTCAGGATGGGATGGTAAAACGTTGCCTATCATTAATTCAGATAACAATTTTACTAAGTTAGACTCCTCAAAACAAGGCAATCAAGTAACGGTTCAATTTAGTTTTACAGACAACGGCACCACAGACGATGGTTTAAATTTTTACCAGACAGGCTTTAGTAACAAAAATGTAACCATTGTGCAATGGGGAAGTATACCATTGAGTAGAAATAGTTTGATACCTAAATACCAACTAGGTGGTGATGAAACCAAAAACCAATTATCGTATAATGGTATTTTTAGACAGTTCAATGGAAAAATAGTTACTAAAGACACACCCATGATTTTAAATAACACCAATTTACAGAGTTGCTTTTTAGGTGTTGTTATCGAATCTAAAGATTACGGAAATATAGGTGATTGGGATACTTATGGAGTGAATTCTATGAGTTTAATGTTTACTGGCTGGGATGGAAAAACATACTTAAAATCTAATTTTAACCAACCTATAGGTAATTGGGATACTTCTATAGTTACTGATATGTCGCATATGTTTAATAATGCAGATCAATTTAACCAGCCTATAGGTGATTGGGATACACAAAACGTTACCGATATGTCATCGATGTTTTCAACGGCAAGTCAATTCAACCAACCTATAGAAGATTGGGATACTTCTAAGGTTACTACGATGCGATGGATGTTTGATAGGGCAAGTAAATTCAACCAGCCTATAGGTGATTGGGATACACAAAACGTTACTGATATGTTAGCGATGTTCAATGGGGCAAGTCAATTCAACCAACCAATAGGTGAGTGGGATACCTCTAAGGTTACTACGATGCGAGGGATGTTAGCAGGGGCAAGTCAATTCAACCAACCTATAGATAAATGGGATACGCAAAAGGTTACTACGATGCGAGCGATGTTTTATTTGGCAAGTCAATTCAACCAACCTATAGGTGATTGGGATACACAAAACGTTACTAATATGCAAGGGATGTTTGCAGGGGCAAGCCAATTCAACCAACCTATAGGTGATTGGGATACCTCTAAGGTTACTACTATGTGGAGGGTGTTTGAAGGGGCAAGCCAATTCAACCAACCTATAGGTAATTGGGATACCTCTAAGGTTACTACGATGTCACATATGTTCAATGAGGCAAGTAAATTTGAATCTGATATCCGTCGTTGGACTGTCATAAAATCCACTAATTTAAAATCGATGTTCCAAGAGGCTAAACGTTTTAAACGCAAATACCGTGTTGGGGATACACCTCGTTACACGTTTTTTAACCAAAATCAAAGAAATCAATTAACTACTATTCAGAAATTTCTTATTATTTCTGGGATTAATTAATTAATATAAAGTTATTTATTTTTATATTAATTATTTAAAAACTATTATCATCAAATCTGATTTCAGTATTTTTCCCTACATTAGCTAAACTATATTCAGCAACTCTTTTTTCAAAAAAATTAGTTTTACCTTCAATAGATATCAATTCCATAAAATCAAATGGATTTTCAGTATTATATAACTTATCATATCCTAATTGGATTAACAATCTATCAGCGACATATTCTATATAATCACTCATTAATCCAGCATTCATACCAATTAAATTACAAGGAATAGATTCATTTATAAACTCTTTTTCAATTATGACAGCTTCACCTATAATACTTATAATTATTTCTTTTGATAACTTATTATTTAACATACTATACATTAAACAGGCAAAATCAGTATGTAATCCTTCATCTCTACTTATCAATTCATTACTAAATGTTAATCCTGGCATTAACCCACGTTTTTTTAACCAATATATAGCACAAAATGAACCTGAAAAAAATATTCCTTCAACACAAGCAAATGCCACTAATCTGGTAGCAAAATTAGAATCTTTATCTTCAACCCATTTTAAAGCCCATTTGGCTTTTTTAGCGATAGGTGGTATAGTTGCAATTGAATTAAACAAATGGGTTTTTTCTTCTTCGCTATTTATATATTTATCAATTAATAGGGAATAAGTTTCAGAATGGATATTTTCCATCATTAACTGGAATCCGTAAAAACATCTTGCTTCTGCTATTTGAACCTCATCTAAAAATCTTCTTCCTAAATTTTCTAATACTATTCCATCACTACCAGCAAAAAAAGCTAAAATATTTTTAATAAAATAGTGTTCATTATCAGTGAGTTTATTCCAATCATTTAAATCTCTGGATAAATCGATTTCTTCAGCAGTCCAAAAACAAGCCTTTTGCTTTTTATAAGCATCCCATATATTCTTATGTTTTATAGGAAAAAGCACAAATCTATTAGGATTTTCTTGCAAAATTTGCTCTTCCTTAATTAATATATCATTATTAGTAGGTTTAGAGACTGAAGATTTTAGGATTTCACAAGAACCTCCTTCACAAACTAAAACAGTATTTTCTGACATCTATATATATTAAAATAAATAATTTATAAATAATTATATTTTTATATTATATCAATGAATTATATCTTTGACCTTGATTTTACCTTATATTCTAATTATGATATTAATAAATCTACCGATACAAAATTTTATAAATCATTTAAAGAAAAACAATTTTTAAATAAATTATTAAATCAATTAAAATTAAAAAACAAACTATATATTTTTTCAAATGGTAACAAAAATCATGTAGATTATGTTATAAAAAAAATGAAAATGAAAACATTATTTGAAGACACAGCTAATAGAGATGAGTATTCTAAGTTTCCTAAACCTGATATAAGAGCATATAAATATGTTATAAAAAAATTTAAACTAGATAAAAACATAGAAACATTTTTTTTTGAAGATACAATAGAAAATTTGGAAACTGCGAAAAAAATGGGTTGGGTTACTGTATTTATTAATAATGATAAAATATCAAAAAAAAAACTAGAACGATACAATTTTATAGACTATAAATTTTCATGCATAGAACAAGCATTAATATTTTTAATAAATAAATTTGATAATAAATAATTGATTATGAAAAGTTTTATAAAATGAATACTTTAAGATTGTATCCTTCTGAACAAGTTGGCGCTTTATATGTTAATCACAGTCATTATAATGAAGGTGATAGTGGTATAGATTTATTTACTCCTAAAGATATTGAAATATGTTTAGGAGAAACGATTTATATAGACTTAGAAGTTAAATGTGAAATGTTGGACAAAAATAATAATAATTTATCTTATTACTTATATCCAAGATCATCATTCAGTAAAACACCTCTTATTTTAGCAAATCATGTAGGAATTATAGATTCTGGTTACAGGGGCCCAATAAAAGCCGCTGTAAAATATGTTGCACAGATTCATGATATTCGTCAAGTATTTTTAGATAGAAATGTTATACTTAATTGTTTAGACCATAGTATTATAGATATAAATGTTATAAAATCAAAATTACCTAAATACACTATAAAAGCTGGAACCCGATTATTTCAAATATGTTCCAACGATTTATCACCTATTAAATTAAAAATATTAGATGATAAATCCAAATTAAGTGAGACAAAAAGAGGTTCAAATGGATTCGGTAGCACAGGTTTATAGAACTGATTTTAATAAAGTTTCGCAAACTAAGTATGGATCACAATTAGCTAAGGGTCTTCTATCTTCTAAATAGCCTTTATTATTTTTTTTTGACTCAGTAGGTATTCTTACAGAAACATTTCTATTAGTAACATCTGATGTAAAATTATTATGAATTTCAATATTATTTTTACCATATACTTGAACATCTTTATTATGTGTATTTCTTAACTTTTCTACAGAACTTTCTATGTGTTTATATCCATTAGAACCCCTCATTGATTCTGTGCTAAAATTCGTATGACAGTAAGATAGACTGTGTTCATCACCTAATGGGTTAGGTAATAAACTGAAATGAATATCCAAATTTTCACTTAATCTTGCTAAAATAAATCTCAAAATAATCAAATGATCAGCAGCACTTATACCATATTGAACTGGGCCTATTTGTATCTCCCACTGAGCTGGTCCTGATGAGGAATTAAACCCACTACAAGATAAACCTGCTTCTAAAGCTAAACCTATTGCTTTATTAACTAAATTTCTTCCAAATGCGTTCATAGAACCATTTGAACAATAATATTGATTACCTTTTTCAGGTAAACCTTTACAAATAGTTGTATCTGGTAACATTGTAAAATTATCGCCTAATTTCATTACATAAAATTCTTGTTCAAATCCAAATATAGTTTTTAAATTTTCATTTTTTTCAAACATTTTACTAGCAGTGTATCTGGTGTTATATTCAGTTGGATTTCCATCTGAATTATATGTATCGCATAAAACAAAAACATTAGGAGCTTTTTTAAATGGGTCCAAACAAACAAAAACAGGATGTAAAATTATTTCGGAAACATTATCACCTATCTGTTTTGCATTACAGTTCCAATTAGGATATAGACGAACATTCATTAAAGACCTAACAATTTCCATATCACTAGGCTTTTTATCATTATTTTTTAGTTCAATATCTATATTTAATATCTTGTTTTTTGATCTTAAATTATTTTTAGAGTCTAACCAAATATATTCCGAATTAATTAACATTATATCTAATATTAATATTTTTTCTTTAAGTATATAATTACTTAAATAATCATAAATATAATTAATATAATGGAAGAAAATGTTAAAAATAATATAGAATTTATTATTAATAATGAAAGTTTAAAAGAATATAAAAATATGGAAACAAATATTGAAAAAATATTTAACGACAATTTACATGATTATTATCTAGAAAATAATATTTATAATAATAATAGATTCAAACGTAATTTACCTACATGGTATTTAGATAAATTTCTAGAAATAGAAAAAAATATTATTATGAAAAAATATCTTTTTACAAGAAATTAATTAATTAATTAAATTTTAAATCAATATTTATATGTTTTAGAATATTATTATGGAATCTTGTAAATTAGATATTACTAAATCAAAACCTATTGATATAATTTCTAATTTAAAACAAAAAAAATTAAATATACACAATTCATACACAAAATATGATTTCGATGATACCAAAAATATGGTTTACTTTGACACACACTATAATAATTACGAATATTACAGTGGATTTCCTAAAGGAAACACACCTCCCAATAATGATAATATAAATTTTAACATATTATATAAATCGTTATTAAGAAATAACTAATTAAAAATAATATAGTAATATTAATAAATGCAAATAATATTTTGGATTTGTTATTATGTTAAGTGTTTTATAAATATGGTATATGCATTAACAAAAACATTATATAATAGATATATCTTACATTCTAAAAATTACGTAAAAAAGTTTCTAAGTCATAACAAGACAAAATATAAACCTAAAATTAAAATAAATGATTACCTTTATTTAATAAAATTATCTGGAAATTATTATTCAATGGGAAAACAGTATGGAATCAAAACAAAAACTATAATTAAACGGGACAAAGAGATTATGACTAATTTTATAATTAAAAATCAGACAATATTTAATAAAAAAATTCCAAAAAAATATAGAGAAAATAATATATTTATTTCACTAAAAAAATATGCAAAAGACTTAGTTAAGTATATGAATAAAGACATTTTAGAATTTACCAAAGGTGTAGCATATTCAACAAATATAGATTATAACGAGCTAATTTATATTAATTTATTTACTGATATAACCGATAATCATTGTATTTTATTATCCAAAAAAATTAATGGAAAAACATTTAATATGAGAACGTTAGATTTTGGTATTCCATTATTAACTCATTGTCTAACTGTATTTAAACCAAAAAATAAAAAACCATATATAAATTTAGCTCCTTCAATATTTTTTGGATGTTGTACAGGTGTATCAGAAACTATATTTTTTGGAGAATCATTTTATGATATAGCATTAGATAATCAGATTTCAATAAATGGTATGCCTTATCATCATTTTTCTCATCTTATATTATCTGAATGTGAAACTATAGATGATGCAAATAAATTATTATCCAACTTAGATAGAAAAAGCAATCTTCAATTATTAATATCTGATCGACAAAAATCAAAAATGTATCTATCATCTAAAAATAAATTTTTAGTTCAGCAAGATTCAGACAAGCAAGATATAATATTTTCTGTAACACCTAATGAAAAATCTAATTTTAATAAAAATTTTCATTATTTAGATTCTATACAAAACATTATTGATTTTTTTATTCCTAATACCAAATCTGGAGAATTACATATTATGATGAACTATGGTGATAATTTATATATTTCAGTGACTACAAAATTTTTTCAATCGTACAACAATAATTTTTATAAATTTTCTATTAAAAAATTAATAAAATAATAATTTAATTAATATAATACATTTTTTAAAAATACTATAGATAAGTCTATTAATCAATATATACATGATATAAGATATAACAATTAAAACATTACTATTATAAATAAATTCTATATTATTTTCTAATTTTTTGAAGGTTTCAGTAATTGTTTTACTATCACTATATTTCCAATCACATAAATCAATTAAATACATCTTATCGTTTTTAATGCAAATATTGTATACTATATATGGATTTAAGTCTAATAATTGCAAATCTGTCAGTATTATATTTTTTTTTATAAAAACATTTTTAATATTTCGTAATTGATATTTCCAATTTTTAGGTAAATTATATCTAATATCTAATATGTTTCCACAGTATTCCTGTTTAATAGTTAATTTATTAATATTAACCTCATGAATTTTGGGAATAAAGCTTTGATTATCTAAAATATTTGTAAAACTTAATGTATTATTTAGTTTTATATTATTTATATATGTTTTGTATACATAAGGTGGTGAAATTCTAATCATTAAAGTATCATTGCCTAGGGGAAATGATTTAGGATAAATTATTTTTTCAAAAAAATCTATAGGATTTTTAAAAAAGTAAAAAAAATATAACCATATATTTCTCATATAATACTATAGATTTATAAAAGAATTTTCTAAATAATATTCTTTGAATTTTTTAAGTTTTACTGAATAGCGTTCGTCAGACATATCTTTATATTTTGATAAAATTAGATAAATATCTTTTATATTTTTTGAATGTTGAAATATAAATGTATTAACATATTTAGTTAAAATTGTTCCTAAAAACTTACATTCAGTATTAATTGATTTAATAAAATTATTTGAAACGGTATCATTAAATACTGTTTTATTTTGTTTTAATATTTTCTCTTGTAAATTTATTTTATAATCTATAAATTCCTGATATGAACTAAAATTTGTAAAAAAATCTATTTCTAAAGCCAATCTTATAGGAACACCTAATATTGTAGATATTAAATTACTATCTATACTGCTATCAATATAATTGCATTTGTCTTTAAAAATTTTTTCTACAATCGCATCTTCTAATAATCTTATATTTTCAATTGATGAAATAGCTTCAAAATCATTATCATTTACTATAGTTTTAAGATAAGTGAATTGATTAATTAAAACATTAAAGTATATCAAAGTTCCTTTTAAAAATTTATTTCTGAATTCTAAATAGTTATACTCTTTGCTTTTAACATTTAAATTTCCATAAATATATATCCATTTATATATATAGATGTTTTTTGATAAATCTAGGTGATTTTCTTTGCTATTTAAATCTATTTGTTGAAAATGTTTTAAAATATCTGTTTGTTTATTAAAAAAATACCTAAGTAAATTAGTATAAATCATATAAACACTTTCTGGTAAATTTTTATCATTTTCTAAAAGATTTACATTTGAAATATCAGGTATATCTGGAAAATCTTTTATTAATTCTTTTATAAAATCTAAAAATTGAACATCGGCTTTGTAATTTAAAAAAACTTCATACATATTTGAATACAATGAAAATAAATCTAAAGACTCTTTTTTAGATTGATTTTTGAAAATATATTTCAAAACAACGGTTGGATTAACGGTAGTCATATATATATATATTATTTATAATTTATATATATTTTAACGTGAGAACAATAATCTATTTAATTTACTCAACAATATCATTTGTAATCATAAAATCTAAGATATTATTTATATCCTGTCTTTTTAAAAATATTGTAACATAATCTAAAATTGATAATAAATTAAGTAGTTCTAAGGGAAATTTTAACTTATTTAATAATACTAAATTAATTCTATCACACTCTTTTGAAAACAATGTGTGTCTATTAATATATAATTCGTCCGTAATATTATTATTAATTGTCTTGATAAAATTGAGGATGTATTTGTGTTTAAATGTTTCTACATAATTTAATAATTGTTCAGATTGATAAGTAGTTATTCTGAAAACTAATCCAAAATCTATTATATTTATCTTAACTTTACCGTTATCTAAAACAAACAGAATATTTCCTAAATGAAAATCACCATGAACAACCTTTTTTCTAATCATAATATAAATCGCTGATAATATTACATAATAAGTTTCTAATTTATATTTGGGATATTTTTCAATAAATTCAGAAAGTTTGTATCCTTCAAATTTAGTCATTAAAATATTAGTATTATCATTATATATATAGTTGGGTATATTTATGATATCGTAACCACCATAGAGTTTATTAAATATTTTAATGTTTTTAGATTCTAAATTCATATCAGTCTGTTGTAAAATTATACTTCTGAAATTTGACATATCAATCACATTTACAATTCTTTTATATTTTGTAGAAAAATACTTTATGATAGTAAAATATATTCCTAATAATTTATAGCCAATTTTAATATCTCTTGCTATATTTCTATGCAAAGTTTTCAAAATGTAGGTGTTATCATTGTACTTAAACTCGTAAACAGCACATATTGAACCAGAAGCTATACTTTTTTTTACTATATCGATTTTACAGTTATTAATCGATAAATTATTTTGATATATTTGGGGTTTATAAATATTATCCTCTAAATCGGTTAATACATCTATTAGCTCTAAACTTATATATCTGTTAAAATTCTTTTTATCTATTAATAATAATTGAACATATTTTATAAATATAGGTCCATTTTTAATAATAATTTCCTTAATATTATTGTGGTATGAAAGTTTATTAATTAGTCTTAATTTATATAAAAAAAAATTAATAGGGACAAAAAATAAATTAAATAAAATTACATATATCAGGTTTATTATAAATAACATATTAAATATATATATATTATATTATTATGATGGAATCGAATCTTTATCAAAATCAAATCTATTTTTGTAATAATCATCAAACATAATCATCTCATCTAGATTTTTCCCAGGACCTACCAATGGTAAACATATCTGATGATTAACTCTATATTCACATAGTATCGGTCCCTCATAGTCTAGGAATTCTTTAGTAGTCGATTCTAAATCTGCCAAATTATCACATTTTAATGATTTAATACCAAAACTATTTGCTAATAAGCAAAAATCTGGATTATTTTTATTTATTGTTGCTGTATATCTTTTATCGAAAAACAGTTCTTCCCAAACATTAACCATTCCTTGTACTGAATCATTTAAAATTGCAATTTTTATAGGTAAATTGTATTCTTTAATTGTTTTTAATTCATTCATTGTCATCATAAAACTTGAGTCTCCATCAATATCTATTACTAAACTATTTTTGTTAGCGATTTGAGCCCCAATAGCATATGGTAAACCTGCACCCATAACACCCAATGAACCCGACGACTGTATTCTATTAGGATATTTTCCAGTAATATATTGATAGGTCATCATCTGATGATTACCTACACCAGTAGTAATATAATAATCTTTTTTATCCAATAAATACTTATCTATGCTATTTATAACCGAAGGTGTATTTAATTTTCCGTCTTTTTCTTGAGTATAATTAAAACCATAATTTTTTTGTAAATTATTAATCCTTTTTAACCAATCTTTTCTATCGATATTTTTAACATGTTTTATACAATAATCTAAAAATTTTTTACTTGTTGTATTTAAATTATAGTGTGTATTTAATGCTTTATTGAATTGTGTTTTTTCAATATCTACATGAATAATCTGTTTTTTATTTCTAGCTACAGGTGCATATCCTGAAATATTACCAGTTGTTCTATCATCAAACCTTGACCCTATAGCAATTATACAGTCTGCTTCTTGTAAAGCATAATTTGCTGCTGGAAAACCATGCATACCACACCATTTTAATGATAGTTCATCATCCTCATTTAATATACCTTTTCCATGAATTGTTGATGTACATGGTATATTAGTTAAATTAACAAATTCCCTTAGTTCTTTCCAAGCTTCTAAACAACCTTGTCCTATATATAATAAAGGTTTTTTTGAATTATTAATAACATCCACTATATTTTCTATTTTTTTATATTGGTTTTCTGTAAAATCTGATTGTTTCTCTAGATTATAGCTATCTTTTTCTAGATTTTTTAAAAGTTTATCATCTACTAGAGCTGTTGAAATGCATTTAGGTAAGTCTATGTGAACTACACCTTTTTTACCAGAATTTGCTATATAAAAAGCTTTATCTATAATAAATGGAATATCTTTGACATCATTTATTAATACTGACCATTTAGTGCATGGTTTTGTAACTTCTACAGCGGGAGCTTCTTGAAAAGCATCGGTTCCAATATTTTTAAGTCCTACCTGTCCTGTTATTACAACTAGTGGTGTGCTATCGGTTTGTGCATCTAATATAGGAGTAATTAAATTTGTGCAACCTGGGCCACTAGTTGTTATGATAACACCTGTTTCATTAGATGTTTTTGAAATACCTGTAGCAGCATGTCCACAACTTTGTTCATGGGTATTAATAATCAAATCAATATTACCATAATTATTTTTAAGATGAAATTGGTCTATAAGTGGCATGATACTACCACCTGAATAGCCACAAACTGTTTTAACACCATTTTGAACCAATTTATCATACACCAGTTGTGCTCCGGTTTTTTCACTCATATATCTATTATTTAATCTAACTAAATTAGTATTTAAAAAAATTTTGTTCTTAACTCTATTGATTAAAAACATTTATTTGTTTTTAAGATAAATTATAAAATATAAATCAAATTTATAATTTACAATTTTCATTTATAACTTAGTAATAATATTATTTATAATTAATAAATACACAGTAAAACTCGTTTATTATTTTAAAATTACATAAATACTCTTTTTATAACGGATTTTTTATTGACATAATCAAATACCAAATTTTTAGTATCTAAACGTAATAAACAATGAGATTCACTATAAAAAAAATTTTTTTCCTTTATTTTACCATTAACTATTTTTAAATTAGTATCTACCATTCTATTATCTAATTTAGAAGTATTACCACAAATTATCTGATGCATAGTATATTTCACCCCGTTTTTAATATATTTAATAGGTATATGTTGCGAATTATGATCATGTCCTGACACATATGCTAGGACATTATATTTTTTTAAAATTGGTAACAATAATTTTTTTAATTGGGGCATCTCGTTATTATGATGTCCATATGTAATTAATGGATAGTGTCCAAATACAATTTTATTCTTATATTTACTTAATTCTAGAGATTTTTTAAACCAATTTAATTGTTTTTCTCTTAAATTTTCTAAAGTATCACCATGTATTTGTTGAATAATAGCTTTTGAAACGTGCCCCCAATCACTAGAAAAATTTAAATATCCTAATGTTACAAGTTGCTGTGTATCCAAAAACCAACATTGAATATTATCAATAATTTTTGTATAATACCAATCTTGCATAGAATAATTTTTATATTTAAATTGGATTTGTGCATATGGATTTAATTGATAATCATGATTTCCTAAAATAGAATAAATAGTATTGTTAACATTAAATGTTTTTTTAAATTGATTCCAAGCCTTATCATCAATTGATTTCACTCCTTGTGGATAAAAATTATCTCCTAATAAAATTAAAGTATCGTTTTGATTTAAATTTTTTTTTAATTTCTTCATCAAACCTTTAAATTCTTTGGAATATTCACCTATATCTCCTAATATATATAGCATATTATATATATAGCATATATATTATTTACATTTTATATTTATAGTTTCTTTTTTAAAATTATAGCTACAATTATACTTTAATTGTTTTGTTATATTATCTAACAAATTTATACCTAAATTATTAAATATATTATTTAAATTACGATATAATTCTAAGTCATTACCTACAGTTTTAAATAAAGTAGCTATACTATTTTCTTTTAAGTTAACTTTAATTCTATTTATTAAGTTTAGTTGTTTATTAATAACCATAAACAACCGATTTCTTAATTTTTCAAGTTTTTTAATTTGTTTATCAATATCTAAATCCCCTTGTTCTGGTGGTGGTGGGCACCATACTTTTTCATCAATAAATAATTTTGTATAAATATCAATAGGATTTTTATTAAGACCAGCTATAATACTATCATTGTAAGAAATATATTTATCACCTAAAAATTTTGGTAGATATATATCTTTATTATATTTTATTTGTTGATTAACATCTGTATTTACAACGTAATTATACTCTGGTTGACTTGAGGAACCTTTTCCATTTCTACATATAGAAAATCTGTTATCTAATTTGTTACCCATGCGTTGATTGTTATAAAAACTAATAGTTTTTAAATCATCACTGATATTTAATGGTTGACAAATAGTCTGATAAAAGTTAAATTTTTCTTTTTGATATTCGATATTTGATAAATATCTGCTCATGTTTTTATCTAATATAGAATTTTCATAATTATTAGTATTATCATTACATTGAAATACCGGTACATTTTTATAATAATGTTTATCTAAATCATTATTATTATAATCTACATTATAAATATAAACATACTGTTTATAATAATTTATAGACTGATTATGATAATATTTTATAATATCAACTAGACTATATGGTAAGTTCTTAGTTATATCTATATTAAGTTTTAGTAAACCTTTTCTAATTTTATTTAAGTATTTTGTAATCATCTGGTTGTTTTGTTTGATATCATTCAGATTTACGTTTGTTTTAAATGTTAAACAGGCTTTATATATTATATGAATTATCATTAATATATATAGTAAAATAGATAATATTTGAGTATCATTTTCAATTATATTGTAATAAATTCTTTTTTTTGTGTCTTTGTCTGAATTATCAATATATCTGTGATTATTCAAAATATCAAATTTAGTTTTTTTATTTTTTTTTTCAATTTCTATTTTTTTTTTCAATTTTTGTTTTTTATTATCCGATTTTTTTTTTTCAATTTCCAAATTTTGCATTCCGAATTTTAATCCAAATTCCCACATCTTTCTTCTAGGTTTATCATCTATATAATTCTTTTCAATTATCAATTGATTAAATAAATTTCTTTCAGACATATTTATTATTATATAATATTTTAAATATTTATAAAATATTATAATATTAATTAAGACGAACTTTTTTTCTTTTTTAAATCTTCCATAAATTTAGCTTTATTTTCTTTGTATTTACGCACAGAATCACCTAATTCTTCATCATATGTTATTGGAGCTGCGAAAAATGCTTCTTTTATTTTTTGAGGAATAATATCAATTATTTTAATTGTTTCTTTTATTTTTTTTATTTTTTCTTGTAATTCGGGATCATTAAAAATTTGAGATGGTTTTAATTCTCCAATTTCAGATATGTGTTTATCATCAATTATATCTGATGGCATAGTTCTTACTATATAATATGCTCCAGATGCTCCCATCAATAAATGTGACACTGCTGAAGCGGTAGAGATATCCCAACCTAAATCTAATGTTTCAGTAATCCCTACACCCATCGCCGCTCCAACTCCTACACTTGCAGCAGCGTATAGACCTGTTTTAAGTATTTTGTAATCAAAACCCCCGGGCTTATGTATAGATAATACATCATACTCTGCATAATCACCACCTCCCTTTTTCAAAAGAACATTTTTCATTGTATCAAATAATTGATCACCTTTTGTTCCATTTAATTGAGAAGCATATTTACTTATTTCCCAAGTAGCATCTAATTTATTTGGATCTTGTTGAGTAGTTGAATATGATTTGATAAAAGTTTTTTTATCTTCTGCATCTTTTAATGTAAATTCTATTGGATCTATTCCATATAAACCCACACTGTTCTCTAAATTATAATTTACACTACTTGTTTCATTTTGATTTGTAATTTGTTTCAAAGCTGTATGTATCATAGATATTGCTGTTAAACCAACTTGAAGTGCAATTGACTTATTATCTAAAATTGTTTTTCCTAAATTAAATATACTATCTCTAGACCCATGCATATAATATTGTAAAGCTCTTTGCCATTGCTTTGAATTATTATATGCTTCAACTGTGCCAAAACTGTCGGCAACCCATTGTGATAATGTATAACCTGGATGGTGAATATATCCTGATTCGAATGGTCCTGCGACTCCTACTGGAATATCAGGATATGCTTGCGTAGAACTAACTCCAGTAGCATTAACTGCACCAGGAATTACAGTTTGAGTAGCATTAACTGCACCAGGAATTACAGTTTGAGTAGCATTAACTGCACCAGGAATTACAGTTTGAGTAGCATTAACTACACTAGGAATTACAGCTTGAGTAGCATTAACTGCACTAGGAATTACAGCTTGAGTAGCATTAACTGCACCAGGAATTACAGTTTGAGTAGCATTAACTGCACCAGGATTTACATAACTTACTCCCTGTGGACCAAGCCCTGGGTAAAACGTGGAATCAATTTTTTCAGACGCATAATTTTGTGCACGAGTAATAAAATCGCCTGCAAAGTATCCTAATACTATGTATGCTATACCTGGTGCAAATGATTTAACATTATTTGCAAAAACATCCGACCAAGTTTTGCTTTTACCCAAAATTTCATATTCGTCGCTACCAAATTTTAATAAAGAAACTACAATTAAAACTGCTGTCCAAGGACTAGGAATGACCCCAGCAGCAACCATTTTAAATAAAAACACTATATTTACATTTTTAAATAAATAAGAAGGCCACGATTCCGGTTGATCCTCATCGTCATCTGCATCAGGTAATGACCCAAACAATTCTCCATATATAGTTTCAAAACTTTTTTGATTTAGTCCATAAGATGTTAGTTGTGCTAGTTTTCCAAAATTATTATTTTTGTTATTACTCCAAACAATTTTATTATTCCCTGTTGTATCTGTATAATTTAAACCTATAGCGGTTGCTAATCTTGATAAATAATGAATTAAACTTAGTTGTAATTCTTTAAGTTGATTAAGTAGAGATAAGACATTTTTTGGATCAGGTTTTTTTTTGGTATCAAGAATATTTGTAATTTTACTTCCAAGTGTTGTTACAGTTTTTAAAAATAAGGATTGTGTTTTAATAACAGATTTGAAATTAACATCTCTTACGTCTAAAGTAACACAATAATACATAATTTTACGTTTAATATCTTCATTTAAATCAAGTGAAGACATAATTAAATTACTAATATCATAATTATTATTTTCTAATTTATAAGTTGCTTCTATTAGTGAAAATCCATCAATAAAGGAATAAGGTTTTTTTTTAAAATACCGCATTTCTTCATCATCTAATGTAAATATATGATTAAAAGGATTCCAAGCACCAAAGTCTATTCTTAAACTACATAAACAATCTAAATCTTTTTCTTTAATTAATTGATAAATATCCCCTGTTTCATTTATAATTTTTTCACAGTAGGCTTCTTTATTAATTGTAGCGTCTTGTTTCAAAATAATATCTGGATTTGAAATATTACTTTGATGCTTTATTGTATGATTATCTAAATAATTAGGTTTTGTAGCGTCAAACGTTTCATCCGATTCTTTAAGAATATATATATCTTCTGCTTTATCCGGTACATATTTAGATCTAGTATCTAAATCAATTTTGGGAGAAAATTGCGCATCCGCCGTTATTTGTTGTTCAGAATACGTATTCCTGATTTTATTACCTAAAATACCTGGACACATTAAAATTCTAACGGAATCTAAAAAATTTTGCCTCGCACCTAAATTTGATCTTGTACCTGCTGTTGATGAATTGCCTTTTATTTTTTGAACAGACTTCTTAATCTCATTTTTTTTTTTTGGGTCAACCAAATCGTTATCATTTAATCCTAAATGTTTAAATTCATAAAAACTACATTTTTCTTTATCTAAATTGCTTGCTGTAAAATAGTCTCGCCATTGTTTAAATAAATCAACAAAATATAAATCAATTTCTATATATTTATCATAGTCAAAAATTACATCATGGTCGGAATCTTCAAAATCATTATAAAATTGTTTTTGTTTTTCAACATTACCTCTTGATGCAGAAACTAAATACTTTATTTTATTACCTAATACAAATTTAGGCGAAGTAAATATATTTCTAAGTATTTTATTAGACTCTTCTTCAGTGTCATACTGTCCAAAATGTTCACGATTATCAACAATATCAAATGTCCATAAAATTTGATGTAAACTTATAAAAAAACTCTTAACTATCTTCTCGAAATTCTTATGTTTTTTCTGTGAGTTAGGATCTAATTTACCACCTATTTTCTGATTAGTTATAATTTTTTGATATATTTCATAATTACTAACATACATTTTTAATATATCAATCAATTCATATACTTTAGATATATTATTATCATTAGGAATAGGATTATAACTTTGTTGAATATATGTATCATTAATCCAATCTTCAATAGCAACTTCAGGAAAGTCTTCAGCAGAAAAGGATTTTATTTTTTTGTAAATTCCTAATTTTGTTGTTTGAGTTTTGGGTTCAAAAATTTCATCAGGAACTACTAATTCTTTAAGTGGATTAGAATTATCTTCGGAACAAATTTGATTATAATATATATTTTGTTCTTCATTGATAATAAACCCTGTGGGTTCAACTGTCAACTGTTGTAAAAATTTATTTATTGTATTCTCAACATAAATTTTATTTTGTAAAATATATTTAATATCTGAAAAACGAAGTCCTCTAAATATACTTTTTGAATCACTTCTTACATATTCGGGCTTTACTATAACCTCTCCGAGCGGCCGAAAGAACTGACCAGAAAGCCTTACAGCTTTATTTTGTCTTTTATCAAAATTAGGTTCCATAACTTGACATCCATTTGTATTTTCGTCTGATTTTTTATCAAGCAATATTATATAACCATAAGTTTTCCACCATTCTTGCCATGTATTAAGGTAAGTTTGTTTATAATTTATTATTTTTGTATTTAAACTTACAAAAACTTTATTAATAATATTATATTGTTTTTCTTTATGGTGAATATTACAAGTTTGCAAAATATGTTTATTATCATCTAAAAATTTACTTGGATTTGAAATATCATAATTTTCTAACATATTAGAACTTTTTAATTTATCATTCAACGGTATATAACTACATTTGTCACCATTTATTAATTTTTTATTTTTACTTTCCTTTGGTAAATCATCTTCTCCTAAATGAAATGTAATTGTAATTTGTGAACCTACTTCCTTAACATTATCAACATAAATTTCTTTTCCAATCCGTAAAATTTTTATTTTTCCAATTGGAGAGATTTGTCTGGAAATAGAACTGTTTTGTAGTATCAACGTATTTTCTCCTTCTGATAATTCAGTATCACCATCTAAATGTAAAGGAATAGTCGTATTGTTTTCTAAACTACGTTCGCAATCAAAAAATAATTTTAATAAGTTAGGATTTAGGTTTTCAATATGATTATTATAGTTTAGTGATGACAATTTACTTAAAATTCCATATTTATTACTAAATAAAATATTTAATCTTTTTAAACCATTTGAAAATTCTTTATTTTTACGGACATCGTTTATACTTTCAACAAACAATTTTTGAACACCTAAGATATTTTTTAATCTGTTAAAAATATTCTTTAGTGAATCTTTTTTTGTAAAAAAATATTTATTTCTATTTAATACAAATTCTTCTCTTTTTTCAATATCTTCTTGAGTAAGCTTCTGTCCCGGGGCCAGATCTGAGAAAATATAAAAATAACATAATGACATAATACAATTAATAATAGGCTCATGAGTTTCCTCTTCAAACTCATCGACATCTTTATCTATAAAAATATTAGGATATGAATTTATTAATACTTTAATATTTTGTAAATTTTTTATTAATGAGGTAGATTTTTTCTTTGTAGATAATAAAAAAGTAAGTATATTATTTAGAGTCTTTTGTAGAACCGGGTCACTAATATTGAACATTTTTAAAAAATTATCTCGTATTTTATCTTTTTCTGATTGTTTTTGTCCATTTATTGGTTTAAGCTTTTTCTTAAGATACTCTATCATTCGACTTTTTTTTTCTTCTGAGTCTCCGTTAAAATTGATAAAATAATTGATATCATAATTGAATATTTTACCACTATTAATTTGTCTATCAATAGCTACAAGTAAACATTTTATATTTTCTAATAAATTTTCAGACATTTTAATTGAAGTTTTATCTCCTATAATATATTCGTTTGTTAAAATATTAAATATAGTTGTAGTCATATAATTACTATTATTAGTTAAATATTTATCTATTTCAAATGAAATTTTTCTAAATTCATCTTGTGACTGTTTATCCACCCGTTCTAAAATTTTTGTATCAGGCACCTCAAAATTTTTGATATCGTTAAACATATCAGAATGTAATAAATTATATAAAAAGTAATATGATTTTTTTTTTTGTTCACTTTCTTCAAGTTCAATATTAAATAAATTAATGATTTTACATATAAATGTTTGAATATCTTCTCTTATTCTAATAACAGAATATAATCTATCAGTAGTGCTTTTAGTAATAATTGAATCTAAACTATCAAATAAGCTATCATCAAAATTAACTAAATTATTAAATTTTTTATTTTCTTCTACATTATTTTTGTAAATAATATTTCTTGAATATCTTACTATTACATCTATATCTCTTCTATTATAAGATACAGATGATTTATTACCATCTACATATTTATTATAATAGTCTATTCTCTCTTTTGCAGTGACATTCATCATGTTTATTGTTTTATAATCTACAGTGCTATTTTTACATATTCCGTTATAAATTTCTACTATCTTGTTTAATTCACAATAAATAAAACTATCCATTATATCTCCATGATTCAAATTTATTTCAGGGTCTTTATCAATAAGTAATCTACTATTAATATATATTTTCTTGTCTTTTTCAATATAAATAGTTTTTATTTTATCAAAATCGTGTAGATAAAAATACTTATACATATTTTTAAGTTCTTGAATATTAATTAATGAATTTGGGTCCTGTTTTCCTATTGATATATCTGTTATCTTATAACCAATAATTTTATCTAATAATTCGTAATATTTTCTATACATTTTTATTTTTGTAGCGTTATCTCTAGGTGGAACTAAAGAAGAGAAATAGAAAGGTTCAAGTAATTCCATATCTTGTTTAGGGGCATTAAAATAAGGCTTTTGCAATTTGTAGAAAACAGTATTTTCCAATGCTGCTGTTGCAGTCATTTTTTTGGCTTCACCCATAACTTTATTAACATCAGAAGATGAAAAATAATATGGTTTGCTTGCCATTTCATCCGCATATGCTCTTATAATATTTTTATTTAAAGCATCTATATATTGATATTTAAAATATGAATATGGAGGTGTATTTATATCAGTTTTATCATTACTCATTTCACAACCTTTATCACATATACTTGCTTCTTGTGCTTTTTTACCATCGTTTTCAGTATCTTTTTTAGTCTCGCAACCCATATCTCTTTTATATTTTTTTATTTTAGCAAAACTGTAAAACTCTAAATTCATAATATCAGTTATTACATTTGGCTTAGGTATATCTAAAAGAATTTGAGTGTCAAATCTTCTAAGAATAGCTGCATCTAATTTCCAAGGATAGTTAGTTGCTCCAATTACAACAACATTTTTAAAACTACCCATACCATCCATCATCTGTAATAATGTATTAACACTATTTGCTACAAGACCGGTAGGGTCATCTGAACGGTCTCCAGCAACTGAATCCATTTCATCTATAAATATAACAGATATATATTTTTTTCTACCTTCAATGCCATTGGGATTTTCACATTCACAAGCTGCTTTATGGGCGCATGTAAATGCTTCTACGATTTTCTTTTCAGTTTCTCCTACAAATTTACCTTTTAATGTTGCACCTGTTGGAGTAAAGAATAATACTCCTACGTTAGGGTCTTCAATCTGTAGTTGATTAACTGCTGCTTTTGCTAGAAGTGTTTTACCTGTCCCTGGTGGACCAAATAAAAGAAAGCCTTTACCTATTTTAGGATATAAATTCGGGTAAACCAATGGGAAAATAAGTGCTTTTTTAATCATATCTTTTTCATCCTTAAGACCTCCCAAATCTTTGAAAAATATACAATCGCCACCCTTAAATATTTTTGGTTTTATTTTTTCACATACTTTTTCCCAATCTTTTTCTTCATCATCGTCATCATTATTTTTATATTTTTGTTTTTGTTGTTTAAGTAATTTTTGTAAAGTTTCAATATTAGCAAGGACTCTTTGATAGATAATATTTAATTTTTCTAAACATTGATTTATAACAACATCGGTGCAATCAAACTCTACACAATTTATAGCTGTAGATTCAGTTTGAAGTTCTTCAACTAGAGGTTCTCTATGTCGTTCTGGATCTAAAACTTGTCCTTCACTTGCTGCGCGACGTATAGGTCCTACATCACTTGCTGCGCGACGTATAGGTCCTACATCACTTTCTACGCGGCGTATATATTCTGCTTGAGGACTTGCTATTCTTAAAACTTGTGTTCCATCTGCTAATCCTAGAGTCTTAGTGTTAAAATTTTTGAGTGTATGTATTATAGATGCGCAAGCTGTATATGAGACTAAAGCACCTTCTATTTCACCATGAGCTTGATAAAATTGACCATTTTTATATAATTGACAAATTTCTTCAAATAATTCTAGATTAAAATAATTATTCATCAAATCTGTATCCATTACTTTATGATATATATATATATATTTTATTTCAATTTATTCCTAGTAAAAAACTTTAAAATAAATATATCAATTAATATTATATATAATTATGGCTGAAAGTCTTAAAATGAATTCTGATTTTGATAATTATAATAAAGATATAAATTTTGAAAATTATCAAATAGATATAGATGATTTAGATAATAATCTAAATGAAATAGAAAATTTTATAAACGAGACAAATAAAAATTTAAAATCAATTGATATAGAAGAAATTTATATAGATGAAAATATAGAAAAAGGTATTAAAAACATGAACAATAATGTAATTTTAAATAAATTAAAAAATATTTTAACTCAACAAAGTATAGTTAGTGACAATGACGATGAACCTAAAAGTAGAAACAATATAAATACCTATGATTCTCTTCTACAAACCAAAACAGTTTTTAAATACAATTATTCACAACGAAGAGAAACTTCAAAGATTATTAATTATCTTAAAAAACAAAAATATCTAAAACTTAAAAATTACAGAATAAAACAAATGAAATTAAAAATTATTGGATTTAAAGTTATTACTATTTTAGGAACTAAAGCTTTAAAATTTTATTTTTCAGCAAATGCAACTCCTTGGATTTTTGATTTAATTTCAAATTCTTCATTTTTATTTAATGATTACAAAGTTGATGGTCTAATTATGTTATTAGAATCTTGTGATATTTTCCCTAAACATTTATTAACTAAATTTAGAAACCAGATAGATGAAGTTAAGACGGAATTTTTAGCATTTTTACAAACTAAATTAGACACTTTAACTCTAAATGAAAGAAATTCTATTTTAGAGTTTATAGCATCAAAAGACCATAAGTTAATTACATCTAATTCTAAATTAAAAAATTTGTGGGACGATTATATACAAATTAAAGTTGATACAGTTAGTGCAACTGATCAAGAAAAACACCCACAAAAATCATTTAATATTTTAGAACAGGCTATAAAAAGATATATACCTGATGAGCATTTTAATAATTTTAATGAGGGTATAACTAAACAAGTGTCATCATTTATTGAAAAAATGAAAACTACTGGAAGACTTGCAGGTAATATTGAAGAATCATTAACGCAAGAACTTTTTAATTATAAATTAAGTGATATATTTGCAGAGGAAACAGTTCAAAATATAAGAGATTTCTTCAAACCTCTAGATATAGAAACACCTAATGACAGTAGCAAACAATTTACTTCATTTCTTAATTCTCCTAATATAGATGATGGTGAAATGAGAAGTAAAACAAGTCTTAAAAATTTAGCAATAAGTATCAATAATATTTGTTCTTATAATATAGGATATACTGGTATTTTAAGAACTGTTTATTCAACAGGAGAAGAATTAGCAAATCTAACAGATGACTTTATGTATTTAGATGATGGTAAAGAACCTAAAAATTTATCTGCATCAATATATTTTAAAAAAACTATAAAAAATAAAGTTATTAAAACTATGAATTCAGCTAGTTTTATTAAAATTTTAGACAGATTATATAAAGATAACTTATTTGAATTTGTTTGGTCTGGCACACCCAGCGATGACCCAAATGAAAGAAAATTTTTAGGAATTATATCTAATGATTTAGTAAACTTTTCAGGTATAACTTTTGGTTTAACAAGCTCTGGAATACTAGCCACTATTGTTAATAGTCAGTTTCATATAGAAGAACAAGATTATAATAAAGAAAAAAAAAATAAAAAAAAAGAATTATTTGAGAATAGAATTAATAGAAGAATTGAACTCTATGAAAAAAAATTAAATAAACCAGAAATAGATGAGATTATGGATGAAGAATTTAATATATATGGTCATAGATACAAATCAAAAACTTTTAAATTAATATCAAATGCTTTTAAAAAAAATAAAATGGGTCAAACAATCACTAGATTTATGGGTGGTATATTTGGAGTTTGTGCAGCATCATCGTTTATTCAAGGAATTACTTCTATGATTTTGAACAGAGAACAAATTAATCTACAAGGATTTTACGCATTCTTTTTAACATTTTTAACTTTAATTGAAAACAATAAAGAAGATGTAAAAGAACTTTACAATCAATTAGATTTAATTTTTAGTTTTAACAATGAACAAACTATTTCGGAAAAATTTTTTAAAATGTTAAATGAATCTACACAAAAAAAAGAACCTGATATTCTCGGTATAAAAAAACGAACAATTTTAAATTTTTGTATGAAAATAATAAATTATTTTCAATCTGAATTAGTATTAATTGTTGATGACTCTATTTTATTAGTTAAAAAATATTTTAATGAAAATAAAAATAAAAATGTTATTTTAAAATCAATAGTTAATAATAAAATAACAAACATAGTTTTAACTTGTTTCTCATTAAGTGTAGATTTTTTCTCTAAATTATTTATAAATAGTTTTTTTGGAAAAATATCTTATAGAACACAAAAAATTATTATGGAAAATTCTTTTGAAAAAAATATACAACAATTAAGTTTTTCAAGATTTTTAGACACTATAATATGGATTAATACTCACTCTAATTTTTTAGCAACTCCAATAACATCTTTTATAAATCGTATGATGGATAATCAACAAGAAAATATTGAAACAGACTTAAATATACCTAGAGTATTTAGTTCAATTTTTGTTTTAGCAAACAACCAAATGGATATTAATAATAATTTGGAAAACAATATGATAGGTGCAAATATCAATGTTAAAAATGAAGATACGGAAAATATTCCAAAACAAGCAGACGAAGACTTAAGACCAATAGATATTACATTACCATACTGGTTAGGTAGTAGTAATATTTACATTTCGATGGAAATGATATATAATTTGTTAGGATTAGTGACTGAAAAACTCGGATTCAGATGGTCAGGAAAACAAAAAATTATTACACATAAAAGAAAAATATTACTGGATGGGCTACCTCAAAATCAAAAACAAATTGTAGCTCATGACCTTGATGATGATATGGTTCTATTAATAGATCAGAATAATAATCCAAATATAGGTAATTCTGATTATGATAATCAGATTAAAAGAAGTATACTAAAGCATTATATTAGAGAACTTTATGAAAATTTACTTAATGACCCTGAAATAAAAAACAACCCCTTAGAATTAGCTTTAGTAAAAAAAGATTATGACTTATTTTTACATTGCACAGAACAAGAGCCAATATCTACATTTAATAAAAGTTCTAGCAATCAAAACCTTTGTCCAACCAAATTTTTCGAGTTTGAAATTTTTACTAATGATATACAACGAAAATATGATTTAAAAAAAAATTTTTATTTGTTATTAAAAAAAGCTTCAGAACCAATTATAGATGAATCTATAATTGACAGTATCACTGGACAAAATAATGAAATTTCATATGATGATGCTAGAAACATATTGGGAATGACAGAAAATGAAATAAATATAGCTAAAGCTGGTAATACAAATTTAAATAAACAACAAGTAATAAATGCTATTAAAATAATAAATGAACAAAGTCACCCGTATGGATATATTATCAGAAATCTTTTTGTTTTAGATGAACAGTTTAACTTTTTTAATCAAATAGATACAGTATTAACAAATAATAACCCAGAATTAGAATCATTAACTATTTTTGAACTTGATTTTTTACAAAAATTTCATATTAAATATGGTAATCTTATTAGTTCAACAAAAAGTTTAATTATCGCTGATGATTTTATAATAGGACCTAATATCGATAAATCTAAAGCTTGTCCAGATTTTAATGATTTATCACAAGAAATTAAACAAGAAAATGTGTATATTGCTAAGTTATTGAAAGAATATTCAAAATATATTAAAATTAAAAATCATATGGTTAATGAACAGAATCGTAAAAATGGGAGTAATTTAAGTTTTTCAAAAGAAAATATTATTTTTGATTTAGAACATTGCACTGAAGAAAATATAAAAGATAATTTTAAAAAAATGGGACTTGATTTAACACTTCCTGAATTTGATTTTATAAAATTTAAAACTGATGAAAATATAATAACAAATCTGGAATTAGTAAATCTTGATGGAAACCCTAATAATCTTTCAATAGGTGATAGAGTTAACGTAAATAATAAAACGGGGAAGGTTATAAAAGTCACACCAAAAAAAAAGGTAACACTTAAATACAAAGATCCTAATACAAATGAGTATGTATATATTTATGATGTAGACCCCGAATCATTTGAAGATGTGGATAGATTAATGGTGCAACAAGGAGGACAACCTGGAACAGTTATAAAGGCCTCAAATATACCTCCTCTGATAAAACCAATGTCAATAAATCCTGAAATCGAACAACAGGTATATTCACCAAATTTTAATGAAAATTTTGAATTCGAACTAGATGAGATAATAGATTACAATGTTTATGATGTTGAATTTGATTCCAAAATAGAATTTAAAGAAACAGATGAATTAGAAATAAAGCATAAAGGTGAAAATAAATTAAATTCGTTTAAACCCACTGTATTTGCTCAACAAATAGTTTTTAGAGATATTGATACTCAATTGCATGATTTGTCTGAAAATAATGATAAGATGTTTTTTGTTCCTAAATACCTTAAATACTACGATTCATTCGGACATCTTACTACAAAATTAATTTATATACCTGTCCCAAAAACTGAAATTTTTCCTGATAATGAACAATTTATTCGTCATGAACTTACTAATTTTAATAATGATTTAGAAGAACTTATCGAAAAAATATCAATTGAAATATCTGATTGGACTGATGAAAATAAACAATTAATGCAACAACATATAGAATTGTTAAAAAAAATATTATCTGATACTAAAACTACTTTAAAAAAAAAAAGACAAACTTTACAAACACTAAATAATAATATTTTAAGTCAAGAATTTATTAGCCCTAATAGTCCTATATATACTTTTTTCTCTAATGAGTCACCTATAGATATTAACAGTGCTTCAACAAATCTAAATTTACCTGAAATAGATATTTTGAATGACCCTAATATACTTAAAATACTATGGGAAAAAATATATGGTCCTTATCTATCTCCTCCAGATGTAAGCCAATTAAATTTTTTTACCACAGCATCAATTATATTTAATCCTAAAACTATTAAAAAATTATGTAATATTGATGCAGGTTCTAATAGTTCAGGTTCGTTGGACTATTTTTGCTCTCAAAATTCAATCTCAGCCCAACAAAAAACTCAATTAGAAGCTCAATTACAACAATATATACATATAATTTCTAATACTAATACTAATACTGATTATTGTGATTTGTCTAAAAAATCTGAACAGATAAATTTAAGAGATAATTTAGTAAAATATATGTATAAAAATTTTTTAAATCAAATGATATTAGAAAATTCAACTCCTACCAGAACTCAACCTACAATTGAATGGGTAGAAGATTTTGATGAATTTTTGTGTTGTTCATATAATAGTTTTACGGATGAAGCTAAACGAAATACTTTTTTAAAAAAAATAGATGATAATGTAGTTAATATAGATATTCAAAATATCGGTTCAATGTGTAGTTTAGGCCCAGTTAAAGGATGTCAAGATGATAAAACTGTTTCTGAAAGTAAAACATATTTTTATGTAGGTAATAAATTTAAATATAGAAATGTTAATTACATTATGATTGAAACATTAGATAATGTAAATCCAATTAGCAATCAACAAAAACATTTTTTGAATATTTTAGAACATGCTAACTATAATTATGATACTAAATTTTGGGAACAAGATTTTTATGCAATTTTATTAGATACATTTGGAATTAAAGCATACACCGAAAATTTTAATCGGCAAAATTTGTTTGAATGTAAAGTTGTTAAATTATTAGAACCTACTCGTGAAAATCTACAACAATTTTGTTATCCAGATGCTGCACTTGATGATATTATAGAAAATAAACCTATATTTATATCCGAAACAGGTGTTCCAGGTGCAATAAGAGAATTTAGTTCAACTGATGAATTTTTAATTTGGTTTAAAGACCCGGCATTTCCACAAGATATTCCCGAAAAAAAAACAGATTGGAGAGATAACTTAAATATACTTTTAGAAGAAGATTTAAAACGATTAGATAAAGGAAATGACCAAGAAAGAGAAATAAGAAAAAATTATATGGCTAATATTGAAAAAATAGAAGATTTAAGAAGAAAATGCAGTGACCCAAATCGAAACCCAGATGACTGTAAATTAACAGAGATAAATATAGCAATAATTGCATTACATAGTATTATAAAATTAATTTTAGAAAAAAATATGCCTGGAGGAGATTTATCTGATACCATGCAAAGAAAATTTATTTTAAAACAAGATGAATTTGATAAAGATCAAGATAAGTTTGACCTATTTATTTCACTTGAAATTATTAAACTAAAGAATGATTTTAATTTGTTAAAAAGACTAGAATTATTGATTCATCAAATTAATAACTCTAATATATCTGGACAAACAATTAATATAAATCCATCTTTAGGACAATCACAAGCCCAAGGTCGTTCATCAATAAATCCACCAAGAAATCCTATACCAGCTCAAGGTGAAATCAAACGACCTCCAGAAGAAAAACAAAGAAATGAAAAGGATATCAAGGAAAAAGAGGAAGAAATTTCAAAAGAAGACGAAGAACAAATAATTATGGAAAAACTTGAAGAACAAATAATTAACTTAGAAAAAGAATTAGAAGAGTTAGATATAAGTCTTGACGAACAAACATCATTAAGTGAAGATGAAGTTAATCAATTAAAAGAAAAATTAAAAGAATTATTTGCAAATTTAGCTGATAGTCTTGCTTTTAAACAAGGTCTAGGACAAGAACAAAGACCTGAAGTTATTAATACATTCAGTATTGAAAATGAAGATGAAGAAGAAGAAGAGTTAAGTAATGATGAAATTTTAGATAAATGTAAAAAATTATCAGAATTTTGGAATCCAGGTCCCAACAAAGCCACACAAAATTTATTTTTTTTTCGAGATATTGATGCAGAACTACCGGATGTAAAAGCAAAAAAAAAATTTATCGAAAAACATTGTAATAAAATAGGTAAAATAGATTTAGTTAGGGATAGGATGTCTATGGGACAATGGACATTACCTATAGGAAATATGATTGATTTAACATTAAAAGTTATTTCTGGGGGTTTAGGATATTATACATTTACAGTTAATACATTATTAATACCTGCTGTACGTGTGATACAAGCCTTATTGTATGGCTTGAAAAGGTTTTTACCACCTATCTGTAGTGCTGTTAAAAATATTCCTTGGGGGATTGGTCTTGGATTAGGGGGTCTTTGTGAAATTCTTCATACCAAAGTAGTATCAGACTATGATTGGCTTACTGACAGTATTGATAAATATATTGTTACAGAGAATAAAATAGCAAAATTATCTCAAATGGGAGATGATGGACAATTTCATAAAAAATGGCTTACTCAAGCTAATGCAAATAATAGTTTTATTGACACTGAATTACCACAAGCTATAAGAACAACAGCATTAACTTATAAATTAGAATACTTAAATACACTGATATTTGGTAAAAAAACAACGATTCAACAACTGGGGAATAGTAAAAATTTTATACACAACAATACATTATTTACTTTAGACGTAAATGTTGCACAAAATCCAAATAGTCCTTATAAGTTATTGGAAGAAGATCCAAATTCAGGACAATATTTTTACAAATATAAAGATGAAAATCAAAAAATTATTTCGATAAATTTAAATAATAAAGACATTTATATTGTGAATGATGATAATAAGTTACAAAAAGAATACTCATTAGAAAATTTAATAGGTGAAAATATAGATCCAGATTTTGCATTATTAGAAGGAGATAACGAGCAAACAAAAAAAGAAAAAACTGAAGAACTAATGAAAAGACAATTACTATTAATTCATTTATATAATATAATAGGAACAAAAGAATTTAGTGATGTTGCTTATTGGCCTGAATGTTCTGAACAACCCGACCATCCCAATTGTTCAAAAGCAGAAGTATTTAAATCTATACATTCAGAAGGTAATGATAATAGAAAAGCGATTACTACAGGTCCGGGTAGTATTATTCGAAAGGTATTAACAAAACTTTGGGACACAAATACATATAAAACTTTAAATAAAGAAAAAACAAGACCAGAAATAGACGATATGAAACCATCCGAGTCTCAATTAGATTTTCAAGCTATAATTAAAAGAAAAAATTTTAGAGGTTATGGTGATATTTCTAAAATATGGGAAAGTATGGGAAGTAATACAGCTTTAATGAACGTACAGATGGCAGAATTATCACAGTCACTACTTTCTTGGATTATTGATAATAGCCCTAATATTCAAACTATAAGTCAAACTGTAACTGACACTACTTCTACACAGATTACTGTTAATCAAGAATTTTTAGATGCTTTAGCAGAAACATCAAATAAAGTAATATTAGATAATTTACCAGGTAATAGATTAGTTGTGGTTGACGTTATAATTAATGGAAATACTATAGAATTACCTGATACACCTACAACATTAGGGTTTAATACAAGCTTTTCAATTAAACCTGCTAAAACACCTAAATTTAGCACTATATCTGATAGTAAAAGAGCAGAGTTTGAAGCATTAGTATTAAAAAAATGTTTTGAATTTGAGAACTCTAACCTTATATTTGGTGATTATAGTATGCAAGCTTATATTATTAATAAAATAAAAAAAAACTCTAATATTATACATCAAAACATAAATTTGGACAGTATATTTACAAATATTAAAAAAGAAATTAATTATAGTGAAAAGACAAATGAATTTTTAAAATTGATAGGCACACCAGTAATAAAAAATATTACTGACGGAATAAAAAGTATTCAAAAAAAATATGTAAATCCCTGGATATCATATTCGGCAGGTCCAATACGAGCTATAGTGTCATCTATGCAATGGTTAAAACAATGGTTTACTGGTAATACCGGACAATTAGGTAGTATTCCGACTTCTACCTCTTCTCAATTAGAAATACTGGGTCCAACATTAGATTTTATTACACTGTTATTTGAAGAATCCGAATTAAAATCAACAAATCCTTTAGAATTTGATATATTAAAAAATTATTATTGTAAAAATTATTTGCTTCCATCAATGGGTATATACGACCCTAAAGATTTTGATATATGGGAACCCCAAAAAAATTTTTGGTTTAGTAATCCAGATGAAAAAGAAGTAGAGCGTAAATTTAACAACAGAATAATATCAAAATTATGTAAAAAAATAAGCGGTAATAAAGACACAATTACAACCATGGATTTACCCGCTAATTTTGAATCACTTAAATTTAATCCAAGTGATATAAATTTAAATTTCAAAACAGATAATATCATATTTCAATTTTATCATTATATGAAAACAACCCAAGCTACAATAATGCAAGCAGATACTGAGTGGTTTGAACGATTTTTAAACAGAGCACATCTAGAACACGGTTCTAATTGTTCTACCATGCCCCCTAATCCTAATATACCTATTAGGGATTTAATTGAAAATGATTTTAAAAAAAGAAACTTTGCTAATTCACAAACTGAATTTAATAGTTTATGGGATTCATTTGATAGAGAAATTAAAAACAAACTACTTATAAATTATTTTGTATTAAATGAACATAATGTAGAATGTATTTTTAGAGACATTCATTTTAAAACATTTATTGAGAGTAATCAATCAAATATTACATTACAAGAATTTAAAATAGAAATTAAAAAAAGAAGTAGAGAATTTAAAGATTTTATACTAAGAAAATATCCACAACAAGGAACAACACCAGGAACAACAACAGGAACAACACAAATAATTAATATGAATATAAATGACTTTTGTGATAAAATTGATGTAGACCAAGATAGTAGTATTTGTGAAATTTTTCATAATGAATTGTTTTCAGATATAGAAGAAAAAAAATATAGTGGAGTAATGCAAAAATTTAATATTCAAATTATAAATGCTATGATAAATAAAATTAATACTAATGATCCTAATAGAATATTAACATTTCCCAGAGAAGGTGTAATTAAATTAAAACAAGTGACAAGTGACCCTTATATTATAAGGGTTATGAAGTTGCATCCTGATGAAGATAAATATGATGATGTTTTTCTTCATGACCAAAAATTTAACAAAGAATTTATAAATTCTTTGGCACAGCGTCCTAAAATAAATGGAGTATATCCTAGTGATAATTTAGATTTATTTAAGTTAGCTCTTCCTATATTACAATCATCTGGTGATATCGAAAAAGTAATAATCAGAGAATCAAGTAAGTCTTCTTTTTATAGTTATTTCGATTATAGTAATGCACCTCCTACTATACAAAAAAAACGTGCAAAATTATACTTAATCAAACTGTTAATGTTCAGTCCAAGAGGATTTAAATATTATGATAAGGTATGTCCTTCACATCCACCTCTTCCAATTGGTAAATGTCGACCAGAACCGTATGAATTATCCAAAAATGAGAATTTTTGCGATAAGAATTGTGCACGTCAAATTAAGCAATTTATTATCGATGAAAATGAAAAATTTCATTCTGATAAGCCGTATTTAAGAACAGGTTTACCTGACTTCACTTCTCAAATAGGAGATTATCCAACAAAATATGAACTTCAATTTATGTTTAGATCTTTATTTACACAAAACTTATATCCTAAAGTTCACACAAATAATATGGGAACTTTTAATTTTAAGACTGGTTCTTTAACGAGATATAATCCAACAGATTATATTAATCTAGATAATAGTAGCAATGATATACAATTTCTTGAAGATAATGGATTATTTATAAATGAACAATTGAATTCTATAAGATTAGATAATTTTTTTAAGTTCCAAATGGTCCAAACTAATTCGCAACTATATGAATCATATAATGAAGACTTAAAATCGTTAGGATTAAAATATGAAGAAGTTCCTCAATCAGCCCCAGGAAAGTCTAACTTATTATTACCACCATTTTTGAGTAATGAATTTAAATCGGACGAAGTAACAATTTATGAAAGAAATAATAATAGTGGAACTGTTACAAAAAGTAAAGTAACTAATTATACAGAAAAAGACTTACCACCAACTATAAGAGGACGTTACGTTAAATTAAAAATATGTGATTGCCAATCCCCTCGCCGATGTTTTGGTCTCAACCCAAAAATTAAACCAAATGCAGGTCATAACTGCAAACCAGGAAGAGCGGGAATAATTCCTGATACAAAATATTGTGGGGACGTTGAAGGCCCAAAATATAAAAAAAGGACGGGATATATAAATATAAATCGACGACTGTATGGTGATTGCGCTGGAGGTCCGACAGCAGATCGAATAGGTAATGATAAAGGACCTAATGTAGGTAATGCACTCTGTAATTTTGAAGATGTGAGGTATAATAGTATAGACAATTTAGCTGCTTCACATTCAACCAATTTTTTACATCAACTATTTATTGGAAACAGACCTTCAAATAATCAAGTTTTTGTTCATCATAGTGTTGTTGAAAAAATAAAAAATATAGACGACCTGAAAGATATTTTTGAGATTACGGGTGATTATAATTTAGGAAACTTACAAATAACCGTTTGTTTAGATAGAGTAACTGGAAATATCCCAGATATAATTAAAGATAAATTAGAAGAATTATTAGGTAGTTCAAGATTAGTTCAACAGAGTAATATAGATATTACAGAAATAAAAACCTAATTGATTTATAAGTATATTAATAAAATTTATTAATATACTTATGTTTTTTTTATATTATTTCATTTAACATATTATTACATATAGTTACTTTATTTAATAGAGCTGTATCCAAAGTTTTATGTATTGGATTAACAGCACCACCTAACATATTATTTTTTTTAAATAAATCTGTAAAATTATATAATCCTAAACCAATTAAAATAATTACTAGTAAAAGTGCTAAATAAAATCTAAAATTATTATTAGTTTCTTTTTTATTCATATATAATATATATAATATATATATATTATAATTTACATTAAAACATAATTGCCATTTTATTTACTATGTATAATCTGTTATTTTATATTTTTGTAAAAGTCTTTCCTTTAATTCTTCATATGTTTTATATTTTTTACCAGGACCTATATTATTTAAAATTTTATTAATTTCAGTTTTAGTTGCTTTACTTGGATTATTTTCCTTATAAAATTTCATCAATTGTTTAAATCTAGCTGAATCATCATCATTCAAAAATTTCATAGTCTTTTTCCATAATTTCCCTTTTACTTTATCATAATCTGAGTCTTCATATTCTAAAGTTTCAGGTAAAGCATTAATTTTCCATAAAAATCCTAAACAATAAGACGTCAGTGGAACGAGTATATAATACAAATAATATAGTATATTTAAAATTAAAATAATAATATATATTTATTCTATAAATGAATATTAATAATTAGATTAATTATTGAAAAATAACATTTTTAGTTTTTAATGGGACCCATTCTGGTTTATAATGTTGTTTTTTTCTTTCTGGTAACATAGGTTTATCGTGAATGGTAGCATTTAGTAACCTTAAAATATCTTCAGGGTATATAACTATTTTATCTTTATTAATATTTATATATGCACCCCACCAAGATAAAGTAGAATTACTTAGTATATTATGGGTACATAAACTCATTGACCATAAATCAATATAGTCAATATTTTTTTTAAAAAAAATGGTTGTATCCTTGAAATGAAAAGAACTTTCCGCTTTTTTGATCTTATCTGAAAAAACATTAATAATTATATTTTTATTTTTATTTTTATTTTTATTTTTAATATATTCAATAGCTTCGTAGTAATAATCTAAATTATATGATATATTACCCCACCCAATTGAATCTGGTATGAATACTAATGTTAATATTATTTTTATCGAACAGATGAGGATATTTTTGTTTAATATATTCTAAACTTTTATCATCCGGTTTACTTAAATTTACAATTTCTCCATAATAATCATCAAAATATATATGCGATTGTAGATATCCTTGTAATGAAATGCAGTATTTATCATCATATTTTTTTATTAGATTTATAATATTTTTATCATATAATGAATAATAATTTTGTTACTCATTTATAGTAATCTGTTTATTCATATTTATTTCTTCCAATGGTGTATATAATTTTAAATTTCTAAATATTGTTTTACTATGATTATTTAATGATAAATTATCTAATTAAAACAATTAATTCAATTAAATAATAATTATTAAATGTATGTTTATATTTTTTCGACAAACCGTATGCTGAAAATATTTCAAATAATACGTTACCTAATCCTGTATTATTTTTGTCCAGATCTTTTGAATTTATAGGAGTTAATATTGGAATTATCATTATATTATTATTATTATATATACAGATAAAATATTAAATTTTAATATTTTATTATATAAAAATGTTCAAACATAAAAAAACATGGGGAGACCATAAAATATTCACTTACAATATTGAATCACATCCTTTCATTAATTTTTTTAAAAAATTATATAATGAAAACAATCTTAATATGTTACATTTACAATCAAAAGATTATATTTATTATCAAAATAAATTAGAATTAGGGGGATTGAATGAAATTGATACAGATCTTCATATTAAATTTTATAATAATATCAAAGAAAATGATACATTTAAAAAATTATATTGCAGATTTATTAAAGATATTTACAATGAATTTTTTCCAAATGAAAAATATATTATATTTCAATCGTTTCCTAGTATTCGTTTTCAATTTCACAAAAGTGTTACAATTCCTCTACATAAGGATTCGGACCACCTAAGTAATCATCCTATTGGTGAAAAGAATTTTTTAATCCCAATTACTGAAATGAAAAATACTAATTCAATTTATATAGAATCGGAACCAGATAAAAAAGATTTTAAAAGCATACATTTACAAGAAGGTGAATTATTTTATTTTAATGGAAACATGTGCACACATTATAACAAATCGAATCTAGAAGATAAACTAAGAATATCATTAGATTTTCGTATTATGTTATATGATGATTATATAGAATATATAAATAATTCAGACCTGAAAAAAACAAATCCTAGAGATATGCAGAGAAATAGAAAACCAACATTGATGTTAATTGGAAAGTATTATCAATGTGCTCATATAGATAGTAATTTGAATGAAATGATGAATTGGTATAAAATGAAAAATATCATGCAACATCGTCCAACATTTGGAAAAGAAGAAGCAGAAGCTACATATAAATATATGTTAGAAGATAGTTTTATTACAGAATTTAAGAAAACAACTGAATTAGAAGAAATGATTTGTAAATATTTGAATTGTAAAGAATGTATAATGACTACTAGTGGAACATGTGCTATTATATTAAGTTTAATGGCACTAGATCTAGATATAAATGATGAAGTTATTGTTCCTAATTACACCATGATTGCAACTGTTAATGCAATAAAAATGTTGAAATTAAAACCAATTATTGTAGATGTAGATAGCGATACTTTTACTTTAAATTTAGAAACAATAAAAGAAAATATTACTTCAAAAACAAAAGCGATAATACATGTTTCATTAAATAATCGTTATAAAGATATGAATAAATTGGTAGAATTTTGTAGTGAAAATAATTATTATTTTATTGAAGATAGTGCTCAGTCTCTAGGTTGTAGAATTAATGGTAAAAATATAGGAACATTTGGTGATATTGGTTGTTTTTCACTTAGTTCTCCAAAAATTATAAGCACTGGTCAGGGTGGGTTTTGTGTAACTGATAATAAACTATTAGCTAGAAAAATGAGAATGATTAAAAATTTTGGAAGAAAAGAAAGTGGTAAAGATAATTTTGAAGTATTTGGACTTAATTTAAAATTTACTGATTTACAAGCTATTATAGGTATAGAACAAATGAAAAAAATGGATTATAGGGTAAAACGAATGAGAGAGATATTTGATTTATATTATAATAATTTAAAAAATGTAGTTGAGATGCGTTCTCCAATTAATGATGAATGGATACCTTGGTTTGTGGATATTTTTACAGATAAAAGAGAAAAATTAGTTAATTTTTTAAAAAACCATAAAATATCAACTAGACCAGTTTACAGTGAAATAAATAAAACTAATATGTATTATAATAAAAACACATTTGTAAATAGCAATTATGTTAGTAATAATGGTTTATTTTTACCATCGTTTATTACTATTAAAGATGAAGATATAATTCAAGTATGTAAATTAATTAAATTATTTTTTAATGATTAATTAATATTCGTAAGTTATAGAAATATAATTTAATTTAATATAATATATAATAAAAATATGAATATTATTATATTTTTATCACATAATAGATGTAAAAATGTAGAAGAATTTATATTATTTTGTAAAAAAAATTTTATTATAATAAAAATATATGATCAAAATAATGTTTATAAAAGAGATGATTATAATGATGAAGTTGATTTTTATATTAGTTTTTTAAATCCATATATAATAAAAGATGAAAGAATAATAAACAAAGGTTGTATAAATTTTCATCCTTCTCCCCCTAAATATAAAGGTGTGTGTGGAGCATCATTATCTTTATATTATAATGATAATGATGCTC